CGCGATCTACGAGGCCGCTACAGGCGCTCTCATCGTCGTTGATGACAACGCAGCCCTTGGTGGTGGCGTCGGACCCGCAGCCAACGCGGACGTTCCCGTCTTCGACATCAACGGCGTCAAGCGTATCGGCGGTGGGTGCGATCCGGGGGCGTTCGAGGGTGTTCGGTCTCGGTCCACGGACGTGTGGGATGTGGTGACAGCAACGCACACGACCCCAGGGACCTTTGGTGAACTGCTGCAACAAATCAAGATCGCGGCAACGTCTGCCGCTTCCTCCCGTGCCACTACTTAATAATATGAAAGCATCAAAGCTACTTAAACTTGCACTCGAAACTCGTTGGAAAGACAGCCAATATCAGACGGTCATGAATGACCAGATCCACCGGATCATCCGAAAAGTGGGCGACGTGCCCGTTGATCAGATGTGGACGGATAAGGCGGTGGATGCCCTCGCCAAGATCTGGCCCAACCCGAACACGGCCAAGCGTGTCGGGAACAACCTTCGGGCCATGATTAATTGCGGCAAGCGTTACAGGATGATCGACCGTTCTATCTTGGTCGATCTTCCGCAGCCTCAGCAGAAGCGCCGGGAGTTCCTATCGCCTGAGATCATTGCTGACATTGATCGGATCTGGCGGGAGGAGATCCCTGGACCCAGCATCGTGTATCGCCTGATCCGTGATCTGGGCCTGCGTGGAGTGGGACAGGAACTGGCTGGCCTACGGTGGGATGACCTAACGCCCTCAGGTTTCATGCGCGTCCGCAGTATGAAGGGCGGTATCATGCATGAACGCCGCATCCCCGTGCCGGATGACCTGCGAGACACGTTGGAATCTTTTAGGAAAAAAAATTCCGAGCCAATCGTCACGGACATTCAGCTGGAGCACTTCAAGTTCTGGTGGCGTAACGCCGTTCGCAAGAAGTACCCCGGCGTGGTGCCTTACCAACTGCGCCACGCATATGCCACGCGCCTGCTGTCTGGTGGCGTGTCCATTCATCTCACTAAGGAAGTGATGGGCCACCAGAAGTTGGACACCACACTGCACTACGCTCACGTCATCGAGCAGGACATGGAAAAGATCAAGGATCTTCAATGACAGAAAGCACGCTGGACAAAGACCTCTATCAGATGGCGTATGACATGCGCCGGGTCAACGCTTCGGAGCGCACGACAGAATTGAAAGGCCAGGGGTCGTACACATCGACGGCCCCTGGCTCTCGGATCGTGGAGGAAATCTCTCGGCGTTTCCTGACGGCTCTTCGTGCCTACTGCAAGAAGAAAACAAAGCGAACCAAGGGTGGTGCTTCCACCACGCGGCGAGCCCAAGCAATCTTCGACTGTCTGGACAAGAACGTAGTGACTGCGGTCACGGTCCAGACTCTAGTAGACTCGCTGTGCAGCGACCGCAAGATGACCATCACAGCTACGCGAAATGCTATCGCATCAGCGTTGCAGCGGCAGGTTGACTTGTCGAGTTACTTCAAGGCAAACCCTCGCATGTTCCGCATCCTTGAGTCTGCCATCAAAGCTGCGCTTCGGCGGAATCGGGGACGAGCGCAGAGCCTGCTTGAGTCTATCCGAAAGACAGCGCCGGAACAGTTCGAGCCATCGCCTCTGGTGCGTGATGACTTCATGCTGGCTGGGTCTGCCTCGTTGGAGTTGATGCTAGACTGCTGCTCAGATGTCTTCGAGACCGAACAGGTGATGGACTACGAGCGGCCCACGCGCCGCAAGGTCAGGAGCTACGTCCGCTTTACGCGCGACTTCATGTCCCGCATGAAGGACTTGGAGGATCTGTTCGCGGCGGTCACGCCTATGAACATCCCGATCAGTGATCGCCCCCTGGACTGGTCCACCCCAACGGACGGAGGGTTCTATCACAACATGCTGAATCGTCGTGCCCTGATGTCTTGCAAGGACCGGGCACAGCTGGAGGCATTGAAGGATTCGGATTGCCCTGAGGTCTACCAGTGCGTCAACACCTTGCAGTCAGTCAAGTGGTTGATCAACGAGGAGGTGCGACTGGTTGCCGAAGAGGCAATCCATGCTGGATGGGACGACGGCAACCTAGACTTCCCGGTGGCCGAGGGTCCGACAGATCCCGAGTACCCTGGCGATGATGTCAGGGAAGAGAACGGTAGAGAGTGGCAACTGTACTGCCAGCACAAGAGGGAGTATCACCGCACTATCGAAAGCTGGGACAAGCTGCGGTCCCGGCTGGCGCGTGTGCTGTACTTCGCCAAGGTCTACAGTGAGAGGGGCGAGCCGTTCCATTTCGTACATGGCATCGACTTCCGAGGGCGGCTGTACCCTATGACGGCTGCGCTGTCGTACCAAGCCGACGACCTGAACAGGGCAATGTGCAGGTTCGCAGAGGCAAAGCCGCTTACGACGAAGGAGCAATCGGACTGGTATCTAATCCATGGTGCCAACTGCTTTGGGTACGACAAGGTCACGCTGGCCGAAAGAATCAAGTGGGTGTTCCAGAACGCCGACAAGATTCGGGCAGTCGCTGACGACCCGATTGAGAACCGCTGGTGGACAGAGGCTGACAAGCCTTGGTGCTTCCTGGCATGGGCGCTAGAGGCGGGCGTGTACTTGCGCGACCCCAAACCCGGGTTCATGTCCTCCATCCCCATCTGTGTGGACGGCAGCAACAATGGCCTGCAAATCTATAGCTTGATCTTGCGCCAGGAAGGTCCGGCACGGGCGACGAACTGCGTCCCCTGTGACGAACCGAACGATATCTATCAGGATGTGGCAGACCGGGCGACGGATCTGCTGAAGCAGATAGCGGCGGATGCCAGCCAGGACGAGCGGCGTCAGGCGTGGGCCAAGGACTGGCTCAACTTCTGTAACGGCAGGTTGCCTCGCGCATCGTGCAAGCGCAGCGTGATGACAACCCCATATGGTTGTACAGACTACAGCAAGCAGCACTACGTCACTGAGTGGATGCACTCCGTGGTTAAGGGTAAATCCCTAGAGTCCACCCCCTTCACGGAAGGGCGTACCTACGGCGCTACCACCTTCTTGGCAGAGCTAATCACAACTGCCCTGGCAGACGTGGTATCTGCGGCCAGCGAGGCCATGGCGTGGCTGCGGGACGTAGCTCGCATCGCAGCTGACAACGGCGTCCACCTACGCTGGACTGCGCCGTCAGGGCTCAAGGTACAGCAGCGGTACTCCAAGCCGAAGTCACGGCTAGTGCAACTGCACTGCCGACGAGCCGTCAAGATCTGGCTGCGGGATCGGACGGATGAGGTTGACTCTGCCAAGAGCGCCAACGGTCTGTGCCCAAACTATGTCCACAGTTTGGACGCTGCTGCTGCCACGGTGACTGTGAACCGGGCTGCACAGGAGGGCGTGACTGGGTTCCAGTTCATCCACGACTCGTTCGGCTGTCACGCTGCTGACATGCCTACACTTTCTCGCGTACTGCGGGAGGTGTACTGTGATATCTTCTCCGACGACCTGTTGAGCAAGTTCCAACAGGAAGCATACACTCAACTCCCCTCTGGGGTTGAGCTTCCAGAGCCACCGCACTTGGGCTCTCTCAAAGTTTCTGGACTCCTACAGAGCGACTACTTCTTCGCATGAGCAACAAACCGATTTTCGTCAGCCGCAACAAACAATTCACTCCTGAGCTTCGGGCGTTCTACCTGACCCTTGGGGACCCGAAGTTCTACAACGAGACAGACAAGGAGGGAAGCTACTCGGTCACACTTTCCCTCGACCCTAGTGACCCTGACCACCAGCAGTGGATGAGTCAGATGGAAGACTGCGGGGAGCAGCTGTATCAGGAATGGTGCGATGCTGCGGGGAAGAAGAAGGTGCAGCGTAGGGATCCCATCATTCCCTTCAAGCCGGAAGAGGATCGTGAGGGGAACGAGACGGGCAACGTACTCGTCAAGTTGAACCGCAAGGCCAAGAAGGTCAAGGGCGACAGGGTCTGGACCTACGATGTCCCGGTCTTCGATACCCAAAACAACCGGGTGCCCGTGGAGAAGATCCGTCAGCTGGGGCGCGGTAGCAAGATGATTGCTTCCTTTGATGCGCGTGCCTACTACATGTCGGGGATCTTTGGCGTTAGCTTCGGCCTTCGTGCTGTCCAGCTGATCGAGCCTGTCTGGCGTGAGGGCGATGTCGGTTCAGACTTCGCAGGCTCCAGCAGTGAGGGCTTCGTGCTGGACGATGCCGAGCTTTCTGCATCGGACTTCGGTGAGTGAGGGACGGGCGGCGCGTAAACTCAGACGTGCCGCCCTCTGCATGCTTACTAACAGAAGAAGCCAGTGCGCCGAGTGTGGGGCACGTCGAGGCTGGGCCGTTGACATCAGCGGCGGGGGGTTCTGCTTCTCATGCGGAGCCCGGCAAAAAGGTACAGGGGAAAACAACACCGAGGTGCCGTCACCTTTCCTGGCGGCGGGAGGCAACATGCTAAAGACAGTAGAGATTAGGCCCATCGGGTCAAGGCGCATCGAGCAGAAAACCTGCGAGCGTTACGGGTATGGCTACTCGACGTGGAAGGGGAAGGAGGTTCAGGTTGCGAGCTTCGAGGAGGACGGCGAAGTCGTTGCACAGAAGATTCGCTTCACCGACGAAGATGGTCGCAAGACTTTCCGAACTCTAGGCGACTCTACGAAGATTGGTCTATGGGGGAAAACCCGAGTTCGACCCAGCGGTAGGCTGGTCATCGTCACGGAGGGGGAGACCGACTGCCTTGCTGTTAGTCAGGTGTTCGGTAACAAGTACAGCGTCGTCTCCGTACCGCACGGGGCGTCCCAGGCCCGCAAGTACCTCGCCAAGGATCTGCGCTGGCTGCTGAATTTCGAGTCTGTCGTGCTGTGCTTCGACGAGGATGAAGCTGGCCGCAAGGCTATCGAGGACTGCAAGGATCTGTTTGAGCCGGGCACCCTGAAGATTGCGCGTCTGCCTCTGAAGGATCCATGCGAGATGCTGAAGGCACACCGCACGGACGAACTGTATCGTGCCATCTGGGACGCGCAGTCCTACACCCCCGCATGCCTACTGACTGGGGGCGAGTTGGCCGAGCGTGGTCGGGACCGCTTCATCCTAGAGGCAGGGCACTGGCCCTTCAGCAAGCTGGACGAGATGACGGACGGTCTCCGCTACCGGGAACTGGTCATGCTGTGCGCGGGCAGCGGGGTGGGCAAGTCCACCATGTGTGACGAGGTGGTCGGGGCTAGGCTGGCGGCAGGCCACACGGTCTGCGTCATGGCGCTGGAGAGCGACCCGTACCAAACCATCCGTGGCGCTTACACAGTCCACTCCAGCCAGCCCCTCAAGCTGGTCCATGGTGAGGAGTCTTACGAGGCATTCGATGCCGCTCAGTCTGAGTGGGGCGACCGCCTGTATGTCTTCGACGGGTTCGGTGCCAGCGATCCCGATGAACTGCTGAACCTGATTCGATACGCAGTCAAAGGGTTGGGCTGCGACACCGTGGTGCTCGACCACATCAGCCTGATCGTGTCTTCTATGCAAACGGATGACGAGCGGAGGGCCATTGACGAACTGATGACCTCGCTGCGTAAGCTGGTGCAGGAGCTTGGCGTGCTGTTGTTCTGTGTGTCTCACCTTAAGCGACCCCAGGGCCGGGGCCACGAAGACGGGGCCGTGACAAGCCTGTCGCACCTTCGAGGCTCCGCTTCCCTGGCCCAGCTGTCAGATCTAGTCATCGGGCTGGAGCGAGACGGGCAGGCGGAAGAGGAGATCGAGCGCGATCTTGTCACGGTGCGTGTCTTGAAGAACAGGTACACAGGCAGGACTGGACCTGCTGGACACCTCAGGTATCACCGAGATACGGGACGACTCCTTGAGGTGAACCCGGAAGAGGACTTTGCGGACTCCGAGTTTGGGGGTGTGGAATGACTAGCCTCGGATTTGTTGGGTTCCCTGGTACAGGGAAGGACGCGATTGCGCGGGTCCTTGTAGAGAAGCATGGCTACGAGCGCATGGCTTTTGGCGATGCGGTCAAGGAGATGCTTGTCTCGATTGATCCTGTCTACAGTACGGTGGAGCAGCTTGAGCTTTACAAGCGTGCCAGCACGCACTTCACCCGGGAGAAGCTACAGAATCTGGGCGAAGCTATGCGGCAGATGGATCCAGACTTTTGGGTCAGGGTTGTCGAGGATAAAGGTATACCTGACAAGGTGGTGTACACTGACATCCGCTACTTGAATGAACTGTCGTTCGTCCAGCGCAACACTGGAGGCAAGATCATCAACATCAAGCGCGACGGTAAGCTGGCTGTAAACAACCACGTCAGCGAATGGAACACCCACGTCATCGCGGGAGCTACGGACTGCACAGTCCACAACAACGGAACCATTGAAGAGGCAGTAGAAAAGGTACTTGAGTATGCAGCGTCTGGCGTTTGACATCGAGACAACACCGCTTCCCGAAGCAGACAAGGTTCACCTGATCACCATTGCAGATCTAGATGCAGAAGAAATCCAAGTCAAAGCGTTCCACGATGACCCGCTACTGGAGCGCGAAGGTACGCTTGCAGAGGGGCTTGCCCTTGTCGAAGGAGCAGAAGAAGTTGTGTGCCACAACGGTCTATTCTTTGACATCCCGGTTCTTCAAGAAGTCCTTGGCCTACGCAGAGTTCCAAGAGTTCGGGATACTCTCATCGCTTCTCGGCTCATCTATTCAGATCGACGAGAAAGGGATTTCGATCTTTGGCGAGAGAAGGAACTGGAGCCCCGATACATTGGAAGCCATTCGCTTGCATCTTGGGGAGCAAGGCTCTGCAACAGGAAGGGAGACTACACCGGAGACTTCTACGTCCTAGACGAGGAGATGCTGCGGTACGGGCTGCAAGACACAGCAGTCACTGTTGAGCTATGGCGTCACCTTGAACCTCAGCTGCCTGACTTTGAGGTGGACGGGGTGGATACGCTTGAGCTTGAGCAGCAGTTCGCCATGGAGATGGACGGGCTGAAGAAGTCGGGCGTCCGCTTCGATGTGGAGGCATGCCACAACCTGCTGGCCCAGCTTCACCCCCGCCGACTTAAGCTAGAGGACGAGCTTCAAAAGGCGTTCCCACCTACCAAGCAGTTCTACGCCCGCACCTCGACAGGCAAGCGGAGGCGAAGGCGAAACGCTGAGGGGGAGATGGTGGACCATAAGTTGGTGCCGTTTGATCCCGGCTCTCGGCTTGCCCTGGCTCGCCGCCTTCAGAGCAAGTACGGATGGATTCCCTCTAAGTTCACGGACGACAGGGAGAAGCGTCCGGCCATGGTCGAGGAGGTGCTGCTTGAGTTGGCTGAGATGTATCCCGAGGCCAAGCTGGCGGCAGAGTTGTACATCGTCAAGGCCCGCATCGGCATCCTTGAGGCGGGTAACGGCAACTATCTGGACTTCGCTGAGGAAGACGGCAGGATCCACGGGACCACCATGCACATCGGTGCAATCTCCCACAGGTGCAGCCACAGCAAGCCGAACCTTGCCAACCCTACGAGTGTGCGGAAGCCTTGGGGTAAGGAGATTAGGGCTTTGTTCAAGCCGGACGAGGGCATGGTCATGGTCGGGGGCGACGGCTCTGGCCTAGAGCAGCGCATGCTTGCACACTACCTAGGGGCATACGACGGCGGCAGCTACGCAAACTTGGTGGACGATGGGGATGTGCATGCCATGTTCCAAGTCATTCTCCAAAGCGTAGGTGTTAGAGTAGATAGAAATCAAACGAAAACAATCGAGTACGCCTACCTGTATGGTTGTGGTAATGACCACCTCGGTAAGCTTTGTGGTGGGGACCACCGCACGGGCCGACTAGTGCGGCAGGCGTTCTCTTCCAAGATCCCTGGTCTTGGTAAACTGCTCGCATCAGTTGAGCACTTTAGAAAGAAGAACGGCTGTGTCTACAGCCTAGACAAAAGGCGTGTCTCTGTCCGTAACAAGCATTCAGCTTTGAACACTTTGCTTCAGTCCGCCGGAGCGGTGGTGATGAAGTGGCAGCTGATGTATCTAAAGGAAGCATGTGAGCAAAAGGGTATTCGCTGGGGTGTGGACTATCGACCGCACCTCCACGTTCACGACGAAGTCCAGGGTTCGCTCCGGCCTGAGCTTCTCGACACCTTTAAGCAAGCCTTCGAGGATTCGTTCGCTCGCACACAGTCAGCACTTGGGGTGAGGATCCCGCTGCGCTGTGACGTGAAGCATGGCGAGTCCTGGCTAGACACACACTGATGAAACTTGCAGACCTCAAGTACATGGCTGGCTTCCTTGATGGAGAAGGCTGCTTCTCTGTGACTGACGGTAGCCACCGAGTCCAAGTGACCAACACCCACCTTCCCTCCCTGAATAATCTAAAAGAAAAATTTGGAGGGACTGTCCGTAAGCGTTCCGACGCTGACGAGAAGAGACGTGCTGCTTACGAGTGGTACGTCTATGGCGAATCTGCCGCGCGTTGTGCGAAGGCAGTGCTGCCTCATCTTCGTGAGAAGCAGGCCCAGGCTGCTCTCATGATTAACCACCGCTACGAGACTCGGCCCGAAGTCCGTAGTATTCTGAAGGACATGATCAACACACTGAAGAGGGTTTAAATGAAGATTCTAATTGACGCGGACTGGCTGATGTACCGCGCTTGCAAAGCTGTAGAAAGAGAAGAGATCTTTTCTGAGGACCATCACGTCCTGTACTCCTCATTCGAGGAGGCGCTTGACAAGTTCGAGCGGCTGCTGGAGGACACGCTGGCTGAGTACGCAGACAAGACTGACGACTGGTCCTATGAGTTGCATGTCTCCTCCAGCGAGAACTGGCGTAAGAAGATCTACCCGAGCTACAAGGCCAACAGGTCACAGCGTAAGCCTCTGTGCTACGCCCGGCTGCGACACCATGTGTGCATGGGTGACGAGTCGGTGGTCGTTCCCGGTCTCGAAGCTGATGACTCCATGGGTCTGGCCCAGACAGAGAGCGATGAAGACACCTTGATCATCTCGCCTGACAAGGACTTCCTCGGTGTGCCCGGCAAGTTCTTCCGGGTCAAGTCCGACTCCTTTGTCATCGAGCATATGCAGACAGCGGACATGGCCCGGCTGTTCCATATGAAACAGACACTGATGGGGGACCGCGTCGATGGCTACTTCGGCGTGCCTGGGGTGGGGAAGGTCAAGGCCGAGCGCATCCTTCGGGACTTTGAGGACGGTATTCCTGAGGACAAAGTTCACGAAGCGTGGCATCTAGTGGTGGATGCCTTCGAGCAGTCTGGCGGCACGGAGCGGGATGCCGAGATCAATGCGACTGTCGCTCACATCAAGCACCACAGTAGCGCCCCCCGTCCCTGGCTTCTGACCTCTGCTTAATAGCTATGAATAAACTAGACGGACTTCTTCGACAGTTGCGGGAAAGGTTTCCCTATGCCGCTCCGGGCGCTGTGTTCCCTGCCCCGGATCAGCACATCTGGCTGTGGAACATGGCACTCGCGGAAGGCCGAGAGCAGGTTCTCCGCGCCATCGAAGAGATGAACGGGGGACCAGCACCCTACATCCCTGACCCCGCAGACAACGATGTGTTCAGCACCCAAGATCGAAGCCCCGCCGACGCCGCCGCCCGCTCCGGCTCCGGCTATGGCACCCCAGCCCGTGGCGAAAGTAGCTAGGGCTGGTGAGCAGAAGCAGACCCGAAAGCAGCAAGGTCGTTCGGGCCAGCTGTATCAGCGGTTCCGCCTACAGATTCCTAGCATTAACGTCTGATCATGTACGAGCCTCTTTCAGAAACATACAAGACTCTTACTATCGACAGAGAGCAATTTCTGGAGAGGGGCTACCGCTCGTCAGTATTCACGATCCCCTCGCTGCTGCCCCGTGAGGGGGTGGGGCGGGATCGCTTGCCGCAGAACTACCAGTCTGTCGGTGCTCGCGGGGCCAACACCCTGAGCAGTAAGCTTACCCTCACGCTGTTCCCCAGCAACCTGCCGTTCTTCAGGCTTTCAGTTGATCCGTTCCTGAAGCGTATCCTGATTCAAGAGGCAGGGGAAGAAGACGCAGCCAAAGCTCAGGGCGAGATCGAGAAGAACCTGTCTCTAATTGAGGAGACGGCGAGGCTGACTTTCGAGACGGGGGGCTGGCGACCTGTCATGAGTGAGGCCATGCGACACCTTGTCGTGGTAGGGAATGGCCTTATCATGGTGAACCCCTCCACGCAGGAGGTGCAGTTCATTGACCTGCGGAAGTTCGCGGTGAAGCGGGACCCTGAGGGCAACCTGATCAAGGCTGTGGTCCATCAAAAGATCGACCGCCTGCGGGCTGCGGAGCTAATGCCGGACGCCCTTGACCATGAGGTTGGGTTCAATTACGACCCTGGGCGAGGCATTGGGGCGGCTGATCCTAACTCAGTGTCCCTGTTCACTGGCGTGTGCCTCAAGGATGATGGGCTGTATCACTACTGGCAGGAGATTGGTGGCAAGGTTGTCCCCGATAGCCAGCGCAAGTTCAAGAAGGACGATTGCCCTCTGATCCCCCTGCGATTCAACGCCATTAGCGGGGAGAACTACGGCTCCTCGTTCGTGGAAGAGCTTGACGGGGATCTACTTGCCCTGGAGATGTTGAGTCGGGCTATGACTGAAGCTGCGCTGGCGGCAAGCAAGACAGTCATTCTCGTCCGACCCGGTGCCAGCGTGACTGCCCGTACCATTGCTACCGCCCCCAACGGTGGCGTCAAGCAAGGCAACCCGGAAGACGTGGGCGCATTCCGCATCGACAAGCAGGCCGACTTCATGGTGGCCGAGCGCCGGGCAGTCGCTCTAGAGCAGCGCCTCGCTACGGCATTCATGATTGCGTACCAGCGACAGGCAGAGCGCGTGTCTGCTACAGAGGTGCGGGCTGTCATCCAAGAACTGGAGGACGGTCTGGGCGGTGTGTACTCCTCGTTGGCTAATACAGTCCAGAGGCCCATCGTCGAGTATCTCATGTCCCGCGTGCAGAAGCGCCAGGATGTGCCCGACATTCCCAAGGGAGTTGACCCCATCATCAGCACGGGTATCGAGGCGATCACCCGAGGCCAGATGGCGTCGAAGCTTATGCAGGCTGGTCAGATTAGCCAGCAAGTCCTTGGCCCCGAACAAGCGGTGGGGGCACTTAATCCCCGCGCCGCCTTGCTTCAGATCTTCACGTCTGTTGGTCTGGATGCTGACGCTCTACTTAAATCTGAAGAGCAGATTGAGCAAGAGTTGCAGCAGCGTCAGATGATGGCTCTTGCGGAAAGAGCCGCTCCCAATGTTGTAAATGCCGCTGCTCAGTCGGCTCAAGCTCCCCCTTCCTGATGGTACTTCTTAACACTTCTACGACTGGCAGCACCGCTGGGTCGGTGGTCCTTCCCAACGCCAACGGCTCTAGCAATGCCGTCCCCGTCTTCGTGATGATCGGAGATTCCACCTGCCTGGGACTGGTGGGTGGGCACCCCGACCGACAAGACTCGTATATTCAACCCGAGTCGTATACCTCAGATGTCAGCGGCGCCGCTTACACGCTGAACTGGGGTAGTGAGATTGGGTCACCGCTATTCAGATATTGGGATCAGTCCATGTTCCGAGAGACTGCCAGCGGTAACTGGAACAGTTCGGCAGATCCGGCTGGCAGTAAGCAGGGACGGGTTTACATCCGCCCGTCCACGGGTGCCGATCAGATTTACCAAGCAGGTAAGGTTCGTCCCCGCACTGCAAAAACAGGTACGCCCGCTTGGGGCGCTGCGGGCTTCGTGAACGGTCACGGGCTGACTGGCTTTGTGGGGGACCGCCCTTACCCGGCCAGCAGCCCCGGCAATGTCCCTGCCCCTGCGTTCGGCAACGAGCTTTACGACCCGAACCCGCTGTTTTCCTTCGGGTACAACTTGATCAGCGGCTTGACTAACGGCGGGCCTACTGCGTTCAAAAGTTCAGCAGGCACATTCAAAGCAGCCCACATGGTCCACCTTGGCGTGTCAGGCGCTCACATGCAGGCTCGCTCCGGTGATGATCCGCTCCGTGCTACGTCGTTCAACACCTCGTTGGCGGCAGCTTCGACGGGCGACATCGTGTCCCTGTACGACACGCTGCACGATATGTACCTCAAGCCTATGTCCACGGCCATGGACGCCAGCACGGCAAGCTCCACGCAGGGATATCTCGCAGGCATTATCACGTTCCTTGGTTCGTTTGATGGGGTCAATTCACGCAACAATGCGGAAGACTGGCGCGACGACCAACAGGCTGGCGACGGTCTGATCTACCCGGAGCGTCTTGGTAGTAACCTTGTTGCCCTCACCAACGCCATCCGCGATGCGATGGGCTGCACCAACGTGCCCGTCATTCACGTCAACCCTCTCGACAACAGCAGTCTGGAGGGCGAAGGCAGCAGCTTTGTGGCGGGCTACAGAAGGATGGCGCTGGAATCGGTTGCGGCTGTCTGCCGTGACGACCCCTATCGCACTACCCTGGAAGTAGAGCCCTACAACCCGGGCGACCCGAACAACCCGAAGCAAGAGATCGGCAGCGATGGTATCCACATGAGCGCGACTGGTTGCGTGCGTCTGGGTAACCGTCTAGCCAATCACTACTGGAACACCTTTGTGGACAAAGGACTTTCCATTGACACTATTTCTGAAATCGGAGCATATCGCACCGTCTAATGGCTGAACACGAATCCGTCACTATCCAAAACGTCGAAGAAGGGCAACCCGCTGAAGCGACCGAACAAGCGCCGCAAGAAGTTTCGATTGAACAACAGCCCGACGCGGTTGACGTATCGACAACGGAAGAGGCTGCGACAGGCGAAGCAGAGCAGGTTGATCTCAAGATCGAGGAAAAGCCTGAAGGACCCACCGACTTCTTTAGCGATGAGAATTACTCCCGCATTTTTGATGCTATTGTCGCTAATGACATGGTGGTTCCTGAGGAACTGTATGCCGAGTTTGAAGCCGCTGGCTACCCCCGCACTGTTGCTGATCGGCTGATCAAGGCAGAGACTCTCATTGCGGAGCAGCGCGTCACGGACATTGTGAGTTCCGTTGGCGGGGCAGAGCGAGCGCAGGCTGCGTTGCAGTGGGCTGCGGAGAACCTGAGTTCCGAGCAGATCCAGACCATCAATGCCCAACTACAGGGCCGTGATAAAGACGTGGCACAGCTTGCCCTGCAAGGTCTAGTGGCTCAGGCGGGCGGGCAGACCACGGTGTCTGCTGACTCTGGTGGTGGTAGTGGGGAGATGTTCATGACGGAAGAAGACTTCCAAGAAGCTATCCGCGATGACGCCCGCATGTCTAGCCCTGGTTACCGCCAGATGGTCATGGAGAAGCTCGACCGCTCTGTCCGTGCAGGGTACATCGAACTATGAAGAAGCTTGTCTACACCTGTGTGCTGGCGCTGTCATCCTGTGTGATGCCCGGCGACCTGCAACGCCTTGCCGATGTGCAAGAGACTGCCCTCACGTCCTTCCAGATGACGGAAGCTGAGAGGCAGGAGGAAATCGTCCGCATTCTTGAGGACAGCACGCTGTCGCAAGAAGCCAAGACTGAGGAGCTTCAGGCTCTGCAAGTCGAAACTGCCGAGCGGCTCAAGGAATTGGCCGCAGTGGCAGAAGAAGATGCAAAAGCAGTTATCACCGAAATCAAAGACCGCACTGAGTCCATCGTGACGGCTGCGAAGTCCACGCCAATCACAGGCAACCCTCTGCTTGACCTGCTCCTTGCAGGCATGCTGGGCGGTGTGTCTGTTCCGGCGACATCTGGCATTCGACGCCGTCTCGCTGTCCCTCGAAACCCGAAATCCCCTGCGTGAGAGGTAGGCTCTCACTCAACCCCCTTATCCATTATGTCTCTAAACTCTGTTGACGCGCTGAAAAGCGCCCTCTGGTACAGCAACGGGACCCGCTTTGAAGACGATGTCACGCGCGTTGAGGTCTGCACTGACCCGAGCCGCCTTGCCAACGTGGGCGGTCCTAATGCTGGCCAAGACCTGATTATTTCGTTTGCCTATAAGGCGGGCTCGGCTGCGGATGCGTTCCGTGTCGGCTTTCAAGTGGGCGAAGCCTGGAGTGGCGACGCTGCTTTTGTCGATATCTCCCGTGACCTGAGCGGCACGATTGCCTCGGCTAACGCTAACGGCAAGCTGGCCTACTCCAAGACGGACGAAGAAGGCGTCGGTATCTTCACGCTGCGGTTTGCTGATCTCGACACCATCACTACGACCGTCGAGCTTTGCGTTGACCTTCAAGGCAAGGCCCCCGTCACGCTGTACGACCTTCAGCTGACCTTCGCGGGCTCCGATGCCCTGACCGCCTGATCCATGACTCCTTAGAGTCCACGATAGCAGCGCCACCCGATACGTTGGGTTACAGCGAGGACGCTAGAGGGACAAGCCTACGGAGTTGTGATCGACACCAACCACTCTTCTTCTCTCTACACTTCATACCTATTTATTAGTTATGGTCTCCTCTCTTACTACGACCACTCTTGGTCGCAATGGCTCTCTGGCTGACACCGAGGCCCTCTTCCTTAAAATGTACGCGGGCAAAGTCCTTGAGACTTTCCAAACCGAGTGCAAGATGGAAGGACTTATTGATGTCCAAACCATTAGTGAAGGCAAATCCTTTACCTTTCCAGTTTACGGTCGCGCAGAGGCCAAGTACCATCTCAGGGGCGAAAATATGCTCGACCCTGCGAACGGCTACCTGAACAACATTAAGTTCAGCGAGAAGGTTATCTTCCTCGATAGGCCGCTGGTTTCGCTGCGTGCTACCGATGATTGGGATGACATGGTTAATCATTGGGACAGTGCTAGTCGTCTAGCTACTGAGCAAGGTTTTGCTCTTGCCCGCACCCGTGACAAGCAAATTCTTTCGCTGCTCTACAAGGCCACGTCGGAGGCCCCGGCGCTCACCGCTGAGGAAGTCGGCGGCGGCGCTACCGTTGGTTCGGCAGGCACCATCTCGGTGACCGGGATTAGCGCCTCTGGTCCCTTTGGCACCAAGGGTGACGCGCAGAAAGTCATCCAAGGTATGGGTTCTGCGGCTGCTGCGCTCGCAAAGCGTAACTGCCCGATGGACGAGGTCCGCATCGCCATGTCCCATGAGGACTACTTCGCGGCCCTGTCCTGCCCCGACTCCCCGTTCATCGCCCTTGAAACCAACAAGAGCGGCCCGAACGGCGACATTTCGGAGCGGTCGGCCATCAACCGTGTCGTCGGTTTCCAGATCTTTGCCACGAACCACATGCCGTCCGCGACGGCTGATGGCGGCATCGGTCAATACGTCGATGACACTGATGGTCAGTTCAACACTTACGCGGCGCCCAACACCGATCTTCGGATGCTCGCCTTCCACAAGTCGGCCATTGGCTCTGTGCGCCGTCAAGGCGTTACGGTGGAGCGTGAGCGCAAGATGGAAATCCTTGGTGACGTGATCTCGACGTACTTCGTCGAGGGTCACGGCATTCTGCGCCCCGAGTGCGCGGTCGCCATTGAATTCAACACTGGTGTCTGATCTCTAGTCACGCCGAGGTGACGTGCGGCGTGTACTTCGCTACGACTGTCATAGGGCCGCTTCAGCTTATCTGTGGGCTGGAGCGGCCCGTTTCCCTTAATATCCAATGACTCACGCGCTGACCCAACTCGAAGCCATCAACGTCGTCCTCGGCGCGGCAGACATCTCGCCTGTAACTACCATTGGAACGGGAACGACTCTTGAAGCCACTCTGGCTTTGAACATTCTCAACCACTGCCAGCGAGAAGTCCTCAACGTGGGCTGGCACTGGAACACAGACTTCCTCTATTCCATTCCCCTGCATGGAGCAACGCAAGAGGTGCATGTCCCCGACAGCACTCTGCGTTTTGATCCAGTCGAGAATCAGTCGCTTGTAGTCCGTGGCGACAAGATTTGGGATAGGGTAAACCACACCTATGACATCGGTTCAGCCGTCAAGGGTACGATGATCTGGTATCTGGAGTGGGACGAGCTTATCGAGGAAGCAAAGATCTACATCACCCGCAAGACCGCCCGCCGCTTCCATGAGCAGCACGTCGGCAGCGGTGATGCCCTGAACTCTCTCATCCAAGATGAGCGTGAGTCCTTGCGTCTGATGGTGGACGGAGACCTTGACGCAGGTTCCTACTCTCTCTTCGACTCGCCCGACATGCAAGCGGGCCTGAGCTACGGCAACCCCTATGTTGGGCGTGCCGCTTTCAACTCGTCTGACCCCTTCCGCTCTAGTCTAAATGGCTGACTCGTACATTAGCAGGAACATCCTTGGTGGTGTCAACCAGCAGCCCGACACGCAGAAATCCTATTCGCAGTGTCGCGAGGCTAAGAACATGTACTTCAGCCCGGTCGATGGTGCGGGCAAGCGGGCACCTACGGAGCATGTCGCGCAGATTTCCGCCACGCCGCTGACAGACAGATACATCTTTGTGATGGATCGGTCAGACGAGCAATACATCGTTGTCGTGGGTGACGGCGAAATTAACATCTACGACAAAAACGGGAACACTATCCCAACGCTAGACTCCACCAACAGCACGGGGAACTACGCCAAACAACAGCCGTTCCTGACGTACCTTGGAGATCAAGTAGCGACAGGTTCGGGCCGTGGTGACTTCGCCCACCAGATCATCGCTGACACTGCGTTCCTTGTCAACAAGAACGTGGTGGTGCAGGAGACCCAGGGCTGGACGCGGCCTAGCTGGGACGTGGAGCGGCAGATAGGGGGTGTCTTTGTGCGTCAGTTTGGGTGGGGCGTGGACACCACGGTCACCTACAAGGCGAAGGGCAACCCCGCAGTCGAGTGTAGCTACGGAGTGGGCGACAACAACCTGCTAACTGTCTTCCCTTATGAAGGGGCGGGGGGGCCCGTAACGCACTCTTATCTTAGATGCGTCTTTGATACGCGGGTCTATGGCGCTTCAGGTAATGTTGAGTATTACGACTCAGCAAGCAACCAATGGTACGACTACCTTGAGCACTTCAGAGTCCCGTTCTGCGACTATGGCGGTCAAGTTTTTGCGGATGAAGCAGCGCAAAAGCACTATGGGCGCAATCCTGGGGCAGCGTTGGCTCAGTTCTCATCAGGGGTTGGAGATCTGGGCGGCGGGGTTGAAACGGGAAACAACCCTGATGCAGGCGATCCGTTCGAGTACGACCCGATCACCAACACTCTGACGTTTATTCATCAAGAGTATAAGACCACCCCTGGTGCTGGCGGTGATAAGCAGTTGCCTGCATCTGCGATTGATACTGGACTGTTTCTAGGCCGTATACCGCAGCCGGGATTGAGCGCACTTAATGTGCCATATTATGACGCCCCTGCCGCATCGTTCGCCTCAATGATCAACACGCACTATGTTGCGGACAGGATCAAGAGGAAGCTGGACGAGAGTGGCACTGTGCAGTATGTTGAGCCAGTCATTAAGACGCCGATTAGTTCATTCCTTGTCCGTGCCAACAGCCTAGACATCGAGAAGTTTACTGCATCGGACAGCGCGTCGAACACCTACGTCACAGCTTGGTCAGACAGTGTTGAAGAGGTCACAGACCTCCCCCTGATCTTTAAACACGGCGCATTCTGCCGGATCAACGGGGCCAGCGGACTAGCTGCTGATGCTTACTACGTTCGCTTCGCCTGCGAAAGCTGGGCGCGGATCACTGATCGTGACTTCGATACGTTCTACGACGAGGTGGAGCGCGAAGAGTTCGTCCTTGAAGGGCCTACGGGAACTGGAAAGACCGTGACCCTTGAGATGGACTACTATGGGGATACGGAATACCTAACTGTCTCCAAGAGCACGGACAACGGGGCCAACTTCACAGACCTAGTTTTCAATACGGAATGGTCCGTCTCAGGCAGCGATGATCAAGTCCTGCAAATCCTTGTTTCGTGT